AAGAAAGGCCGCAAAAGCCACAGAGGCTGGTGGTATGGTAGTTAAAGAAGGTGATCGTTTTATTATTAAAGCGGGTACTATTTATCCGTCTAATGACAATAAAGCGATTGGTGTTGTATTGCAAGATTATGATGTAACTGAAAGTGATGCTTCCATGGCTATTGTTTTACATGGATTTATTCGAGCAGATCGTTTACCTACTCAGCCATCAGATGCAGCACTTAAAAATTTAAGAATGATTTATTTCTTAAAAAATGATATGACCATCTTACAACCTGCGGATACGTCTGTTGGTGGTTAATTATTAGTAAAGGAGAATAATAGAAATGAAATCTATTTTTGAAATTTTTGATTCAAAGGCCATTGCAGCTTATTGGACTGATGTTAATACAGCCATGAAAAATCCTATGATTGGTAGTCAATTTTTTCCTAATAATAAAAATAATGGTCTTGAGCTTGCATGGATTAAAGGTCGTAATCAACTTCCTGTTGCATTGCAACCGTCTGCTTTTGATACCAAAGCGACTTTAAGAGATCGTATTGGTGTTACTGAAGTTTCTACGGAAATGCCGTTCTTCCGTGAAGCAACTCGTATTGGTGAAAAAGAACGTCAGGATATTCAAAATCTGTTGGCTAAAGGCATTCCTTTTGCACAGCCTACTATTGCACGTGTATATGACGATATTACTCGTCTTGTAGATGGTGCATTGGTACAAGCAGAACGTATGCGTATGAGCTTGTTGGTAGATGGTACTATCTCTGTTACTGCAACCGCAGGCACTGGTCGCGATATTAGTTATCAATATAATTATGATCCTGACGGCGATTGGGCTTCCGATCATAAAATCATTTTGACTGGTGATGGTGTTTGGACTCAAGAAAATAAAGCTGTAAATGATCCGATTGGTGACTTACTTGACGCAACAACTACAATGGCTGATCAATACGGTGTCACTCTTACTAGAGCATTGATGACAACTAAAACATTGCGAGATATGTTGGCTTCTGAATCCATTAAGAAATTTATGAATCCATT